GCCTCGGTCTGCTCCCAGTACGCCGCTTCGTCGATTTCAGCAACTTCTGCTTCAGTCAAGCTTACCTGATCTCCGGTCACGACCCCTTCCGGCGTGACGACAGAGGGTCGCGGCGTCGGCTCAGGTGCCGGTGCCTGCGCAGCCGCGATGTCCTCTTGCAGCTGCCCTTCGAGCTGGGCAAGCATGGTCGCGTCGCCTGCAACGAGGAACCCTCTGGACAGGGCGTACACTTGCTCCAAGATCTGGGACGGAGACGAGATAAAGACCCCGGAGGCCTCCATCTGTTCGGCCACAAAGTTGATTGTCTCTGCGCTGATGGCCACGTCACCAACACCACCGATCGGGATCACTAGCTGGGTGCTGCCGTCCATGAGTTGATCGACCGTGATCTCGCTGTCGTCGATGGTGGTCATGAGCTGCAGCATGGACACGTCGTCACTGATCCTGAACCCGCGACCAGCATCATCACCGACAAACCCACCTTCCACTGCGGTAAGCTCGCGGGCGACCTGCGTAATCAGCTCCTCCATGTTGGCGACGCCGCTCTCGCCCTCGTAAATCTGCTGTTCGGCAGCCGACATTGCAGACAGCCGGGCAGACAGCTCTCTGCGCACCGCAGTATAACCTTGATCCAGCATGGCAGCGAGCGCGGCAGCGTCGCCCCTGCTATCTAGCCCAGAGTATGCCGAGAGCTGGGTCTGCAGCACACCGGTGATACGGGTCCGCGTCGCATTCGCCATTACCGTGTCGACCTGCTGTGCCTCGGCGGTTTCGGCTTGCTGACCACGCAGCTCGGCGGATTGTTGGGCGTGCAGCGTGCTCAGTGTCCGGTAGTCAGCCACCGACAGATTGCCGCGCTGACTGAGCACGGTGGTCGGGTCCAGCAGCGCTGCGTTCCGCTCCTCTGCACGCGCCGGGTCGCTGGTCGTCATTAGGCTGTAGAGGTCGTCAAAGACCGTTTGATCAGTGACGCGAGCGCCGCCGGATCTGATGCCATTGATGTAGTTGCGCACGTCATCGGCCTGATCGCCGAGGGCGGCAATGACATCCTGCGTCAGGTAGTCAGACAGGTTGCCGATCTCGCCGTTGGCGTAGTCTGTTTCGACCTGCGTGTAGATGTCGGTCATCAGCGTTGCACGCTGCTGGAGCATGACCGTGTTGTCGAAGCTCACCTGCGCGCTGTACGCCTGCTGTGCGAGCTGGCGCTCGCGCGGATCTACGATCGAGTTAATGAACGCAGGGCCAGCACCGGGGCCGGTCATGCGCGAGATGTCCCACTCACCGGCAGGTGCGCCATTGACCAGAGCAGTCAGGGCAGACATGTTCAGCCCCTGCCAACCCGGCACGGCGACGCCGTCGGCCACCTGCTGATCAGTCAGGCCGTATTGCCATGTGGCAGCACCCCCTTCCCGCATGTCGATGTGCATGTAGCCGTTACCGAAGCCAAACCCGCGAAAGCCGAGCGCGACCGCCTCGCGGACCAGACGCAGCCGCTGACCATGCGTCATGTCGGAGATGTCGATGTCCAGTGCGGTGCCGTGCCAGTGCTGACTGCCGGGCCGATAATCTGGGCTTTCTGGATCAGCGCGCCCCGTACCGGGACGAGGCAGGGCATCGTTGATGATGATGGCCATACCCATACGGCGCTGCAGCTCTTGGAGCGGACCTTCAATCACATCGCGCAGCGTGACCTCGGCCCCGGTACGCAGGAAGTCGCTGGCGCTGGCCAGCTCCTCTTCCATGACCACACCCCCACGAGTTTGGACGACGGTCTCCGACCCGAATGTGCGGGCGGTGCTGCCTTCTGCAGACCCAGAGAAGCGGGTCGTGGTGATGCCGGGAATAAACTGCGGGGCCTGCCCAGCGTCGAGGAGTGCCGCTGTTTCAGCCATAAACAGGGCGCGATCCTGCCGAGCCGCATTACGAAGCGGCTCTACCAGACGGTTGAACGTCTCTGGATCGATCTGGTCAGCGTACCGCTCGAGCAGGCCGAGGGCGCTGGAGTTATCCCCCGTTGCAGCGACGCTGGCGACGCGCGCAGTGACAGCCGTCGTGGTCAATTCAATCCTGCGGGTCTCCGCGAGGTCGCCTCCGACATTACCGGAGATCTCCGCAGCGCGGTCTCCGCTGCTCAAGATCCGGCTTAGCTGTGCGTCAAAGTGCTCGTCACTCAGAGGGTCGCGCCCGATCTGGATCAGAGCATCATCGATATTGCCCTGCAGCAGCTCAGCCTGATAGCTCCGGCGCGCTGTGGTCTCGTGAGAGATGGCACCGCTGATAGCGGTCTGACCGGTGGTCTCCAGCATCTGTGCCAAGGCCAGTCGACCGGTGCGAGTCAGCCGGTCCCCATACCGACGCTCCATCTCTGCGGCAAATTCGTCAGCGCTCAGCGCGGTGCGGTCAGACACGCCAGCAGCATTTGCTCCGGTCTGCGTCAAGACGCCATCGGTCGGATCGAACACCCCATTGAGCCAATCGTTTCTGTCACGCTGCGCTTCGAGAAGCGCTTCGTCGTCTGACTGCTCGAACAGAGTTTTGGAGATCGACCCAAGAGCGCCGCCAAGCTGCTGCAGCATGCGGGCGTTGAAGCTCGTGTCAGGCATTTGGAGCTGCTGATACGGGGTATCAGCCGCTGCCGCCTCGATCCCACCGAGGCGTTGCGGCCCTTGGGTCTCTGGGGTGGGGACGCGGATGGCCATAAGTTACTCTCCAAAAATGCTGTCGAACAGGCCGCTGCTCTGCCCGGCCTTGAGCCCGGTGGTTGCGGCAGCAAGGAAGGGGGAGATCGACGACGCCTGCAGATCAAAGAGACCTGCCTGTGCCTCATAATTGATCCCTGTGATCTCTGCCTTCCGGGCTTCGCGCTCGATGTTTCCGCGCAAGGTTAGGATGTCCATCTGACCGGCGGTGCGCAAGTCCTGTTGCAAGAGGGACGCCGTCTCACCGGGCGTACCACCTAGCATCAGCCCACTTGTCGACAGGGCGGCGCGGGCAGCGCCGATCGTCTGGCGCACGCGCTCGCGCTGATTCTCGAGGGCGATGTCCCCACGCTGGACGATGTCTGCACGATTTTGCTCGGCGATGATCGCGTTGTTGCGCTGGACCTGAGCACTGTACTCAGCCTGCGCCTTCTGCGCCTGTGCCTGCTGAAGAGCGCCGACCGTGCTGACGACGGTGCTGGCGATCGCTACGGTTAAGCTTAAGCACATGGTCCCAGCTCCTTCTTGTAAACGCCGCCTGCGACGGCGTAGCCCATCCGCTCGATCATGGTGCCGACCTTTTCGTTGTCGATGCCAGCATACACTACCGGGCGCACAACGTCAGCGCCCTTCTGCAGCGCCCATTGCTCGAACAATCTGATCAGCTTCACACCGTCGGCAGATCCTCGATGCTCCTCGCCGATGTAGAAGATGTGGTCGATAGCGATGGTCACCTTGACCCACAGGTCGCGCACGATCTCGCCGAGCATGGCACCGATCAACTCGTCGCCCTTGAAGGCCCCCATCGTGAAGACGTCGGGGTGCTCGATCAGCGCCTGCAGGATGTGCTCGGTTTGACCCTCGTCCAGCTCATAGCCAGCGTACACCCCGTTGCGGTGCATCTCGTGGGCCAGCGGCATCATGGCTGGGATGTCGTGTATGGACAGCGGGCGGATCATCAGCGGCCCATCTTCACGTCGGGCACGAGCGCCAGCACCGTCATTGGCAGAGGCGACCGCTGCTCGATCACGACCTGCTTGCGCTTGCTCCAGTCGCTCTTGAGGCCGACCTCGACGTCATCAGTCACCAGCGCAAGGGGCTGGTTGTACAGGGCAGGCATCGGAAACTTGGTCTCGCGCATCTGGTCAGTACTCGGCCCGGTCCACATCCCCATCGTGCGCTCGACCTGCACGGTCACGCTGGTGATGTTCTTGGGCACGCCGTTCGTGCTTTCCCCGTTTGCGTAAGTAGTGATCGGCAGGGTGATCAGCTGGCAGGTGTAAGGCAGGCCGACGTGGATCTTGCTCGCCGGGTTGTCGAGCGTCACCTGACCGTTCGTCACCGTCAGGCCTGTCTCGGCGTACCCGTTGGCGGCGGCCACCACAGTTTCTCCCTCAAGGTGCCATAGCCCTGAGACTGTGGTGACCGCCTTTCTGACCTGCCCCCCGGAAGAGTAGGCGGCGAAGCCAGACCCGTCATAATCCACACCCTCGTTCTGCAGCTCGAAGGTATTCGTGGTGGCGTTCGCCACAGTGAAGCCGGTGCCGTTGTAGTCGGTGGACATCTGGACCTGCTGGGTGTTCGAGGTCGTCGCCTCGTAGATCCCGCAGATGTCGACGATGTCGCCGTTGCTCAGGCCGTGGCCGGGTGCAGTGATCACCACCGGGTTGGCCGCAGTGGCCCCGGTGATGGTGATCGGTGCATCGAGCGAGAGACCGGCATCGACGCAGAAGGCGTCGCACAGCACCTCGAACAGGCGCTCGTCCAGCCGCTCGACAAAGGTCTGCGTCACGCCGTTGATCGTGCGCTCGACCGCGAAGTAGGGGATGTCGTGGTCGCCCTCGCGGACCACGGCCACGCTCTTGTAGCTGCCCAGCGTCGTGGCGCGGGTCCAAGCGTACACCTCCTGCTCCTTCTTGTAGGTCAGGATCAGGGCGGTGCCGTCGTCGCGGATGCACCAGATGTTCGAGTACGGGGCAGGGGAGAAGGCCCAGTCGACGACGTCGTTGTAGTCGAACAGGTGCCGGGCGAGGACGCTGATGTCGAAGCCGGTGAACTTGTCGCTGGCAAATTCATAGGCGATCTCGCGCACCGCCTGACCCGGCGTCATGAACAGAGCCACGGCACCGGCCACGATCGGCTGCAGCGAGGTCGAGCCGTAGAAGCTCTGCGGCTTGATGTTGATGGTGGCAGGGGTGAAGGGCGCGTCGCCGCTGCCCTTGACCCGGTACTCCGCGCCAGCCGTCATGATCAGCAGATCGCTCAGGGGCACGAGGTGGCGGATCTCGTTGATCCGGCGGGCGGCGATGGTGCCCACGATCGTGTCGTCGTCGCGCAGGGGAGACGCGGTCGAGAAGTTGTAGAACGTCCCCGCCTGCGTCATCCAGAACCGGTTCGGGTACAGGTTCGAATTGGCGTAGATCTGGCGCTGCTGGTAGAAGCCAGACACGCTGGGATAATGATCCGTCCCCTCCTCGAAGGGGTTGAACGGTGTGGGGATAGTTTCGCTGCTATCCTCGGCGATGAAGTTGTCGATAAAGGTAGCGCTCGGCGACGATCCGATAAACGTGTATTCGCCCGACCGCTGCCGGTACACGTTGTACCGGGCAGCCCCATCGGCCACCGTCCACGTCACCGTGTTCTGCCATTCCGGGTCGTTCTCGAAGACCTCGAAGAAGGCCTCGGTCACGACGCCGCCGCTGGTGTACGCGGTGTACCCGGTGCTGTCGATCGGCTCGCGGCCCAGCGACATCAGCGCGATCGTCGTGGTGGTCGGCGCGGACAGGACGAGGAAGCGGCGGCCGTTCAGCTCGGTCATGCCGACGATGCTGTCGATGTAGATCTCGTCGCCGTAGACCAGCCCGTGGGCGGCGCTGACGGTGACCACGGCAGGGCTGGCCTGCGTGACGCCGGTGATGGTGTGCGTCGTCGTGCTGAGCGCCGGTGCGCTCTCGATCGCGTCGGTGCTGCGGACAGCCGTCACCTTGTACTTGAGAATGTCGGTGGTGGTCGACGTGCCGCCGCCGATCGTGACCGACAGGCCCGTGGGCGCAGCCTGCTCCGGGGTGAAGTCGATCTCGCTCAGGGTCCAGTTGGTGTTCGAGATCCGCACCAGTTCGCGCGGGGCGTAGTCAGGGTGCACGATCGTCATGACGTCGCCGCTCTGGGCGTAGCGCAGCTCGAACAGATCGGCCTCGGCATATGGCGTCGCGATCTCATGGACCCGCATCGAGGTGCCGCCCGACGTGTACGTCCCAGTGATCGTGATGGCACCGCCGTCCAGATCCGTCACGGTGAAGGTGGTGGCGGTTACGACCACGACCTTGACGTTGCGGCCATTGAGGTTGGTGATCCCTCCGATGCCAGACAGGTAGACCTCGTCGCCGGTGGCATAGCCGTGGCTGGCGGATGTGGTGATGGTCGTCGACGTGACGCCGCTGATCGAGACGGCGGCCTCGACGATCTGGCCGCCCTGCGCGTGGAAGCGCATGGCCTGATCCGTCAGCTCGAGGATGAAGGTCTGCTCGGTGTTGAACTCGAAGGGCAGCAGGCGCACGGCGGCGGCCTTGGCCCGTGCGACGAACAGCTGGCCGGGTCGGCTGGCCATGCCGCCCTCGACGCGGGCCACGAAGTTCTCGGCCCGCTCGACCGCGACCGCACGCTTGGTCAGATCCACCCGCGCCGCGATGTCTACGGAGATCTCGCCGCCCGCGAAGCTGGGCTGGATCAGTCGTGCCATGTGTTATGCCCTCGCGTTGATCCACCCGGCCTCTGCCGGGTTCGGTGCCTCAAAGCCCTCGTTGGCGTCGCTGGCCTGCGCCTTGCCCAGCTCGATGTCGGCCAGTTGCTTCATGGCCCCCATCTGCTGCTGGTCGCCGGTGATCGGCACGGCGATGTACTGGGCCAGCCGGTACGAGAAGGCCGTGATGAAGTGGGGATCGTACTCGTTCGGATCGGTGATCCGGGCCGTGTACTCGAAGGTCGGTTCGTCCTCGTCGCAGAGCACGACCCGGATGTCGGTCCCGCCAGAGACGTAGCGCGCAACCTCGAAGCGGAGCGGCGTCTCCCCGTCGCCCAGCGGGTTGACGAGGCGCACCATGCGCACGCAGTCGCTGGGATACTGGAACATGTAGGACCAGTTCCCCGGCACGGTGCCTGTGTGCTGTGCCGGGGTGCTGTACTTGCGAGCGAACTTCCACGGGTGTTCCCGAAGCATCATGTCGCGCACCTCGGCATACACGAGGTTGACCTGCTCGGCTTCCGGGGAAGCCTCGTCAAGCGAGGTGATGTCGTAGCGATCACCCAGATGCTGCAGCGCGAGGCGTGCGATTTCTACTTCGGAAGCCATCGGTTACTCCTTCGTGGCGCTGGCCTTGCGGGTGCCGTTGCGAACCGGAGGGCGGCGACGGCTGCCAGCAGACGCGGCCTTCTCGGTGCGCTTGAGCTGCTCCTCGTCGACGACCTTGGGCTTGATGGGCTTGCGCTGCTCTTCGTCCTCGAGCACCTCTTCAAGCACATCCTTGTCTTGAATGATGTCTGCGGTGGCGGGCAGCATACCTGCCTCGCGGAAAATGTCGGGCAGGCTGTAGACCTTCCCTGCAAATTTGCCTCGGCCCATGCGGCCATAGGCTGGGTGGTAGAACCCCGCTTTGTCAAAGCGAACGTCGATCGGCATGGCGTACCTCTTCCGTTTGGTTGATGGGAGACGGGGCCGCGTTATGCGGCCCCGTCAGTGGCTCAGTTGGCCGCGTCGGCGTATGCCTGCCAGCGCGCGACGTCCTTCGTGATGAAGGCGTCGATGGCACCTGCGGTCAGAGCTGCGGTGCCGACCGTGGTCAGGACACCGACATAGCGCTCGTAGCTGTTGCCAGCGGCGGGCGGCAGCGGGATCACGCGGGTGTACCCGGCGACCAGCGATGCCTTGCCAATGGCCTCGGTCGCGGCGTGAACCGTGGCCGAGCCGTCGGTGGCGATGGCAGCCGCTGCATCCGAGGCCAGCTCGAACTTGACGGTTGCTGCGCCAGCCGAGGTGACAGCAGTGCTGACTTGGATGACGAGGTACATCGGCTCACCGTCGCCGATCTGATCGCCACCAAAGTCGATGACATCGCCGTGGAGGGCGGTGCCGGTTGCGGTTGCCAGCGTGCCTGCGTCGCTGATTTCAAGGCGTTCGTCGAGGATCATGAGATGTCTCCTTTCCTCTCAGCTCACACAACGCGAGCTTCGTTGATGGACAGGGCATCGACCCGACGGATCGGGTAGCCACCCCACGAGGTCTGCATGGTGCCGCCGACCATCTCGGTGGTGAGGGTCGAGTTCGAGACCTTCTCGGCAGTCTGACGACGCAGGAAGCCGAGAACCTGCTTGTCCATGTACCACGCGCAGCGCCCGAACGAGGGGTTCGGGATCTCGGTGACAGCACGGTGCATCAGGTCGTTGAGGTCAGCGCCGGTCGACATGTCGGCAGTCAGCAGCGAGCGATCGATGTTCGCGATGCGAACAACGTAGCGCCAGTCACGGACAGTCAGGCCAGCGTCCCAGCGGTAGTGGGTGCGGTAGGCCTGCATGCGACCGTTGTTGCCGTCGGCGTCCTCGATGGTCACCTCGCCAAGGTCACGCTGCTGGAGGCCAGCTGCGGAGCCTTTGGGCACGATGCCGTGGCAGGTGTTGGGCGACCAGCAGATCAGCCAGACACTTGCATTATCGCTGCCCGTCCCCGCCGCATCTATGATATTGTCGCCGTTTTCAGCCGACAAGTCATTGAAACGAGGGGCAAAACCGGTGAACTCCTCGGGAGCCGTCGCTTCGTCCCCGTAGAACAGGGTGTCTGCGATCTCTTGGTTCATGCCCTCGATGTGAGGACGGTCTTCCTGCAGACGGAAGGCAGCCGGATCACCGGCCATATCCACCAGAGCCTTGTCGACTTCGGCGTAGTCTTCCAGCATGCCGCAGGTGTCGGTGACCTGCACGGCGCGCGACTTGGTCGGCTGCACGCCGCCATAGAGCTTACGCCAAGTCGGGGACGGAAGGCCCGAACGGATCGACGAGCGGTGGCCCGTCTGCAGGTTGCCTTCGAGCCACGTCATGTCGGCGAGGATCTCGTTGGTCTCGTTGAGGATTTCGACGACGTCTGCGATGGAGCCGTCGGGATCGGTGACCTTTGCCAGATCGGCTAGGGTCGGGTTCTTGACGCTAAGGGTAGCCATGTAGCCCTCCTATGGTTTACGTCGATTGGTCGAACATGGACGGGTACAGCCGCTTCAACGTCCCGTCTGTCTGGGGAGCAGCGCCCCCCTCGAGAAGCGACGGATCTGCGATTGCCTTGCCCACGCGGTTCAGGAAGCGCACGACAGCCGGGTGGTTGCCGACGGCCAGCCCCTCGGGGTTGTCGGAGGAAGGCGAGCGCAACAGTGACCGCAGCTCAGCATCGCCGAACTGCTTCATCACGGTCTCGACCGTCTTCATGGTCTCGGCCAGCTTCTCGCCGCCGATCTCCTTGTCGAGCTTGACGCCGTCGCGCCAGCTCTGGACCCGTTGGTTCCAGCCATCGACCGCCTTGTCGGCAGTCTGCTGGGAGCGGTTGAAGTCGTACTCCACCAGCTTCTGGTACTGTGCCTGCGTCAGGCCCAGCTCCTTGGCTGTCTCGGAGAACCCATCAAGCGCAGCCTTCAGGTCGTCGGTCATCTCGACGCCCTCGGGCGGTTCGAAGGCGTACTCGTCGGGCACGCCCTCTTCTCCACCGCTCCCGTCACCCGACAGCGGATCGGCGGTATTCTTGTCATCGGTGCCCTCACCGACCAAGTCGGCAGGCTGCTGGTCAGCGGAGGGAGGAGAACCGCCGTCGACAGCAGCCTGCCCATCCCCCTGCTGGAGGTCTGCGGTTGCAGGGGGATCTTGGGTATCAGTGATCAGGTCACCGTCAATCTGGTCGCTCATGTCTCTTCCTCCATGAAGTGGTTCTCGCCCAGCATCAGCATGTACTTGGCCTTGGCCTGCACCCTGATCTGTTCGAGAAGGTTTTGCCCGACGGCCCGCGCCCCCTCATTGAAGGCGGTGGCGTCGCTGTCGCCCGGCACATGGCTCAGCCGATCGACGTGGCAGGTTCCAAAAATCAGATCGTACATGAAGCGGCGGCCACGAGGCTGCGACAGGATGAAGTCGAGATCCTTGTCTCGATCCTGCTGCGCCTTCTCGGCCTTGGCAACCTGTGCCGGATCTGATGCGTCATACGTCATGCGGTCGCCCTCGGCAGACCGCCGCCGCCCTGCAGCAGGGCGGTCAGCGCGTTCGGATTGGTGGTGTCAGCCTCGGACAAAACCTTGGCCGCCTGTGCGCCTTGGTTGATGGTCTGGGCTGCCATCGACGCCTGCTCCATCTGCTGCTGCTGGGCAGCCGCTGCGGCGCGCTGCTCCCGCATCTCGGCCACCTGATCGGCGTCGCGGATGATGTCGGGGCTGACGCCCAGCGTCTCGCCGTAGCTGCGGATGGCGAGGTCTGCATCGAGGTTGTCGGTGATCTCGGGGAACACGGCAGACAGGTTGCCAGCGAACGAGAATGCCCGCTCGATCGACGAGGCCGCGACTGCTTCCTGAGCCTGTGCCAGCAGCGAGATGTACTTGATGTCGATGTCGGCATCGAGCAGCGCCTCGGGGGTTTGCGGCAGCATCCCGGCCTCGAGGGCGAACAGGAACACGTCGTTGACCAGCGGGTCGAGGAACTCGGTGTTGAGCCGCTGCAGGACCGGGCCGAGCAGCGCCAGCTTCTCTTCGTGGCGCTCGGCCACCTCGGTCGCCGTCATCTGACGCCGGTCGCTGTTGATCATCATCGCGAAGAGGTCGGCGTAGAAGCCGCGCTGGATGCGGCCCTGCACCTCTTGGATGTCCATCATCATCTCGTTGATGCGGGGCTGCACGAGGTAGGCGGGCTGGAAACCCTGACCGCCCTGCTGCGGGTCGACGTAGGTCGTGCCGCCGGGCAGCACCGTGGACGGCTTGCCCTTCAGCGACATGCTCGCGACCATCGGCGGGTTGACCATCTTGTCGATCGCCTGCGCCTTGCGCTTCTGCTCGTGCTGCAGCTGCTTGATGTCGCCGAGGCTGTCCATGCCGGGGCTGACACCGTACACGTCGCCGCCCAGAACATCCCACCGGGGGACGTAGGCAGGGAAGCGATCGTAGCCGCTCTCGAACAGGATCTTGTCGCCGTCGGCACCCTTCTCGATGTAGACGTCCATGAACGGCTTGTTCTTCCCGTCGCGCTTGGACAGGTCGCGCTCCTCGACGCGGCGGGGCTGGATCAGGTGGATGATCTCGACCTGCTCGTCGTAGTTCTTGGTGTTCCACAGGCGCTTGACCGCAGCGGACACCTTCGACCAGTCCTCCTTGCCGGTGGTCTTGTCGATCACGAACTGCTCGACGACCTGCGACACGCTCATGGTGAACTCGCGGCCCAGCGTGTTGACGCGACCGTACTCGTCCTCGGCGATGACGTACTCGCCTGCCGTGAACGGGCGGAACGATACGATGTCGGTCGGGTGGCGGCGACGGTACATGGCGGCGGTGCCGAACGCACCCAGCTCGGTGTACATGGTCGAGGCCGTGTTGTAGAAGTTCGACCGGGCGAGGATCTGGCGCACGACGCGCTCAGCCTGACCCAGCCAGTCCTTCACGCCGGGCATCTCCATCAGCTCGTCGTCTGCGGTCTGCAGGCGGAACCACGGGCGGGCCGGGCTGGTCATGCCAGACATCATGCCAGCCGACAGGGTGCGCAGCGCCTGACCGCCGGTGTTGTCGACGATCTTCGAGCTGCGCTTGCGGCCCTTGCTGTTCTGGCTCTCGATCAGGTACCGGCCCCGGCGGGGCAGCAGGTAGTCGGTGATCTCGATCCAGTGCGACCGCCAGCTCGAGCGGTCATCCTCGAGCCGCTTCCAGCGCAGAAACACAGCGCCCCGCTTACCCTTCAGCGAGCTGTTCATCAGGTTTTCAGGCGTTTGCACGACCATGTCAGCTGTACTCCTGCCATGAGATGATGGATCGCATGCTCTGGTTGGTGGTCAGTGGCTCGAAGGCCAGCACATACTCGTCGCGCGTCCCGTCGACGGAGTAGGTTAGCCAGCTCCCGTAATCGTCAGCGGACAGCAGCGAGGCGGTCTGCGCAGACGGCGCACACATCATGATCTCGCCAAGGGCGGTGACGGTCTGGTTGGTCGCCTCCGCACGCTCGACCGTGTGCAGGGCGCTGTACGATAGCGGCGCGCTGAGGGTCGGGTTGCGCAGGAGGTAGAGCAGGCCTGTGTCATTCGTCGACGCCGTGTCCGATGCGATGCCGGTGATGCGGGCCGGTACATGCAAGTAGGAGGCAGCCTTGCGCAGCCCCTGCAGCGCGTACACGGTGCCGAGGGTGTTGCATGGGATGGTGGCACTGTTGACCCCGGTGCGGAAAAACCCATGTCGACTGACGTCTCCCTGCACCGATGCCTGCGCACAGATGGGGCGAAGCGTCCCGGTCCCGGTGGTGCTGTAGATGTCATAGCGGATAAGGTTCTGTGGCGACCGGGTGATGGACCCCTCGTATACGCCAGCATAGGGCACCGAGTGTGCGACGATCCATCCGACCTCTGGGATCATCACCCACAGCCGCAAAGCCGCGCCGCCGAGCCATAGGTGCTCGAACATCATGACCGTAAATTTAGACCAATCGTAGTCCAGCAGATGCTCGCGACCGTCCCATTCGGTGATCGGCACAGACAGCTGCTGCGTCCCTGCGTGATACACCTCAATGGTGTAGCGCTCGCCATCTGTCTGCACCCAGTATCCGTCGGCTGCAGCGGTGTATGGGGCAGTCGTCGAGGTCGTGAACAGCCCCATACGCTTGGTCACGCCAGCCTCATGCTGGAACGTGTCGACCGTCAGCTCGGTGTACATGGTGTAGCCAGCAAAGTACGGAATGCAATAGGCCGACGCCTGCACGGCGTATTGACCCGCCGTCACACTGAGCGAGCCGTGCGGCTGGGTGTACGAGATCGTCCCGGTGCCTGCTGTACGCCACACTGGGAGGCGTGACGCGCCGTGCCCCTTGCCGTCAAACACGATGTTGGGAGATGCCGTGAGGACGGCACCGGACACCGAGCTGCTTGGGCTTGCGTGATGGCTGCGGTTCAGGAGTGGGCTCATGTTACTCTCCGGTCAGCGTCTTGCGGATCGGGGCAGGCTCGGCGGCCTTGCCAGATCCGCGTGTCTTCTTGGCGGCAGGGGTGTTGGCTTGTCCCATCACTGACCCGTCAGGCTCTTGGTGGCGAGCTGGGTCTGAGCGATGTCGACCCCGCGCCCGCCGCCGATGTTGCGAACGCCCGACGCCGAGGCGCCCTGCTGTCGCTGACGCAAGCGAGCTGCCTGCATGGCGGCGCTCTGGCTCACGTCGACCGGCTTCGGTGCCGGGGGAGGCGGTGCGGGCGGGGGAGGCGGTGCAGGCGTCGAGCCTCCACCGAAGCCGGGTGGCATGGTCAGTGCGGTCATCAGGGCGTTCATGCGGCAGCTCCCACATTGGTTCGTGTCAGGTGGCGATAGAGCTGACGCGGTGTCAGCGCTCGCGATCGGATGCCGAGCACGGTCTTCGTGACCCCGACGCAGGACGCGACCGCAAGCCAGCCGGGCACCCGGCGGCGGGGCTGCGTCAGGCGGATGACGGTGTAGCCCTCGGCCTCGTAGAATGCGGCGAGATCGTAGTCGGCAGGGGCGAGGCAGTTCGTCTCGTAGCCGGTGACCTTGAGGTTGTGCCCGACCCATGCATTTCGGCGCTCGTCGATGACGGCACACCACACATGACGAAAGCCCCGGCGGAGCAGGAAGCTCAGCGGGTGCGTGTTGTCCCCCTCGAAGATCACAATCGCGTCGATCATAGGCCTAATGTTTACACCAGATCTGGGACCGTGTCGATACGCGACCGCTATATGTGGGATGCTGATCAGCCGAAGGGGTCGTAGTCCGACTGGGCTGCGTCGTTGTCGAGGCCGAGGTAGCCAGCGCGCATGGCCCCATGAACCGGCAGCGCATAGGTCAGGGCGAGGGCGTCAGCCATGTCTGGCGACTTGAGGCCGCGCTTCTTCATGTCCTCCTTCCGCTCGAGCTGGATCTCGTTGCGGATGTTGTAGCCGTACTCGACCCCGGTCAGGTCGGTGACCAGATCCTCGTCGTCTGGCAGGCGGATGCCGTCGGCGATGGCCTGCTTGAGGTTGGCCCACATCTGGGCGCGCATGTTGACGAAGCCGCGCTGCGTGGCCTTGGCACCGAAGTTGACCTCGATCACGTCGAAGCCCAGCTGCCGCAGCCGATCGATGACCGGGCCGCCCACCCCGCCGCCGTCGACGAAGATCGCGTCGGGCCGCCTCTCGTTGGCGAAGCGCGCGACCTCGCCGACGAGCTGCATGGTGTCCATCTTCTGGTAGACGTGATAGCCCGGCGTCGCTGCGTCCCGGCCCTGCCGCATCCAGATCACGCTGCTGTCGTCGCCGAACCGCGCGACGTCGACGCCCATGACCAGCGGATCGTCAGGTGCGACGTGGATCTCGCGCTCGATGCAGGCCTCGACCGTGTCGACCGGGATGAACTGCAGGCTGCCCGCGCTGGGGAACTGGCCCTTGACGCGGACCTTGAAGAAGTCGCTGTCCTCGCCGTAGTCAGCTGCCCACTGCTCGAACAGGCCCTTGTTCGTCTGCTCGACGTCGCGGCTGTCGATGAAGCGGCGGATGTACCCATCGCGAAACCTCCCCACCATGTTCTGGTAGAAGCGCCCGCTGTTCCTCGTGGGGTTTCCGAAGTCGAACGTCATCGGCTCGCCGTCGGTCAGGCCGCCCTCGCGCACCTCGAAGATCTTGTCGGGGATCGCCGACGCCTCGTCGAAGACGTAGAAGGGCGTGGCGTTGGCGGCGTGCAGACCGGCGAAGGCTTCGCTGTTCTCTTCCCGGCTCGTGACCCCATCGACCCGCCATGTCTCGCGGTACTCGTTGTGGTACATGTTGAGCGAGCCGCTGCCGCTGTTCAGCGTGTACCAGTGGCTCGTCAGCCCCATGCTGTGCCACTTGGCCAGCTCGGCCCACGTCTTGGTGCGGAGCTGCTCGCCGGTGTTGGCGGTGACCACGCCCTTCGAGAAGGGGCGGGTGTCCATGATCCAGCGGATCAGCCACGCCACGATCGCCGACTTGCCGATGCCGTGGCCCGATGCGGTCGAGAACTGGATCGGTGCGACGGGCAGCGTGCCGTCGAAGCCGCGCGCCCTGACCTCTCGACCCAACTCCTCGAGGAAGTCCTGCTGCCACTGCTGCGGCCCCTCACGCCCCTTCAGCTGGCCGCTGCCCCACGGATAGCTGACCAGCACATGCCGCAGCGGATCTGCGTAGCAGGCGGCCATCTCCTCGGCGATTTGTCGGTTGGCATCTGCGAGGTCGGTCATTTGATGATCACGCGGGCGGCGCGCTCGTAGCGACCTGTCCCCCAGTTGAAGACCCAAGGCTCTGGGTCGTTGTGGCGTTCAAGCCAGAGCACCGGCGGCCCTCCAGCGTCGTTGGTCTCGATCATGAGCAAGTCGTCGTCGATCTCTGGGATCTCGATCCACAGCTCACGCGAGGGGGTCGTAGTCATGCGTCGTCTCGATCACCACCTCACGC